ATCTTTTTATTAACAACGAATTGTAATTAATAGTAATTTGAGAGAACTCCCTATATGGGAGTTTTCTCTATCAAAAAAATAAATATATTATGAGTAAACAATTATTAAAAGAAATCCAAGAAAGTGGTAAGGAAACCCTAATCTTATTTTATGCCGATTGGTGTGGACACTGCAAAGAAATTAAACCCTCATTAAAAAGATTTGTTTCCCTAAAAGAAATTAATTATATTGAAATAGACTCAGATTCAGAATCTGAACTACAAAGCTTATTTGATGTGAAATATTTACCTACAGTTATTCATATTAAAGAAGGAAGTGCTAAAAAAATAGATAGTCCAAATAGAATTAAACAACTTATTAAAGAAAATGGAAAATAAACGAAGACAAGTAATTGATGTAGAGAAATTAGAAACAGCACAAGCAGGTTATGCTAATGGTATCTCATTACAATTAAAAGAACTTTTAGATAAAGGCGAACATCGTTCACTTAATGAAAAAGAAAAAGAAAAAATTATTAAAAATGCTTCTTTTCATTATGGTAAATTTCTAAACTCATTAGGAGTAGATTGGGAAAACGATCCTAATTCAATGGAAACACCTACTCGAGTAGCAAAAGCTTATGTAAAAGATCTATGGAAAGGTAGATATGAATTACCAACAGACATTACTGCTTTTCCCTCAGATGGTTATCAAGGAATAGTTTTAGAACGAGATATTCCTATAGTTTCAATGTGCTCACATCACCACCAAAGCATTTTAGGTAAAACTCATATTGCTTATATTCCTGGAGCAGATGGAAAAGTAGTAGGATTATCTAAACTTAATCGTATAGTAGAACATTTTGCACGTAGAGGGGCTATTCAGGAACAACTAACTGTAGCTATTCATAATGCTATTCAAGCAGTAGCTGAAACTGAAAATGTAATGGTAGTAGTACATTCATACCACAACTGTGTAAGCTGTAGAGGAGTTAAACATTTTGGAGCTTCAATGGTAACAAGTGAAGTATCAGGTGTATTTGCTGACCATAGCAGAACAGCTAAAATGGAAGTGATTGAAATGTTAAAGTTAAATATGGAGGGTTACAAATAATGGAAAATAATTATGTACCATTTATTAGTGAGGTAGAAACATTTAATCAAACCATGGGTAAACCTAACAACTATGAACCCACTATCTCAGATGAAAAAGAATGGATGTTTGTATACAACTTCATTCTCGAAGAATTGGAAGAATATAAACACGCTTGCGAAAACGGAGACATCGTGGAAATTTTGGATGCTCTTTGCGATATTACTTATGTTTCCCTTGGGAACGGTGCTATGTTACACGGTCTTAAAGATAAGATATGGCCCGCCTATCAAGAGGTTCAAGCATCAAATATGTCTAAGGCTTGCAAAACTGAAGAAGAAGCAAAACAAACAGTAGAAGTTAGGAGTGAACAACAAGGTGAACCATGCCACTACGAAAAAGTAGGAGACTATTGGATTGTTTACAGAACTAGAGATAAAAAGGTAATGAAAAATATTAATTATTTTAAACCTGATCTTAAACAATTTTTTAAATAAAAACTATGATTGATATAGGACAAAAATTAGTTTGTGTCAATAGTAAAGATACTCCATTAGTTGAAAACCAAAATTATGTAATTAAATCTATTAAATACGGATTATGTAACTGTAATTATATTTTAATAGATGTAGGTTTTACTAAAGATAGTATTAGACGTGCTCAGTATTGTCCTAAATGTAAAGATAGATTTAAAACATTTGATGATATTTGGTGGTTTAATGCTAACAGGTTCGTACCTTTAGATGAATGGCAACAAGCCGATGAATTAGTTAAAGAATTATTAATTCCTGAAGAAGAGCTAGTTTAATGTACCAAACAGTTTATTACGATAGATCAGAAAAACAGTATTATTTAAAAGATGATGTGGAAGGGTGGTCAGTTTTCCAATACCGTCCTACATATTATCGTTTAGATCCTTATGGAGAGCATTTTACCTTATTTGGAGATAAATGCTCTCCTTTCAAAGGAAAATTCGATTGGAGTGATCCTAATATTTTAGAAAAAGATATTGATAAAGAATTATTAATATTGAGAGATTTATATTATGAAACAGATGATATGCCTTCATCTCATAATATAGTTTATTTAGATATTGAGATTGAGATGTTGGGTGCTCTAACCCCTCAAACTATTAGAGAAGCTAATGCTGAAATAACAGCTGTTGCTTTAATAGATGTAACTTCTAAAAGAAAATTTTGCTTTATTCTTGATAAGAAAAAAGAAATAATCTCATTTAAAGAAGATACTAAAGAAATTATATCTTGCTCTTCAGAAAATGAATTGCTAACTAAATTCCTAAAAACGTGGCAAGAGCTTGATCCTACTATCTGTGTTCACTACAATGGGGATTTTTTCGATATTCCTTATCTTTATTATAGAATTAAGAAAACTTTAGGAGAAAATAAAGCCTTAAGATTATCTCCTATTGAAAAAGTAACCGAAAATCTATATTCAGCTGACTCACCTATTCGAATTGGGGGAATAAACTGTTTAGATTTCATGCATTTGCTTAAAAAGTATATAGCAAAGGAAGAACCTTCATATAAATTAGGTGATATTGGAACTAAATATGTTAAATTAGGAAAAATTGAATACCAAGGTTCATTAGATAAATTATTTAAAGAAGATAAAAATAAATTTATTGAGTATAATCTTCGAGATGTTGAAATTATTGAGGCGTTAGAGGAAAAATTAAAGTTTATTCAATTAACTGTTTTGATTTCTCATCTATGTCATACTCCTTATGAATCTATATATTATAATACAGTATTGAATGAAGGAGCTATATTAACCTATTTAAAACGAAAGGGTGTAATAGCACCTAATAAACCAACAACAACTAATCCTTCTATTAAAGAATTTAATATAGGAGATGCTGTAGTAAATCAAAGAGGTACACCTACTATTGATGGAATTATTCATTACTTAAATAAAGATCAAATCCAAGTTAAAACATTACAAGGAGCTATTATTACTCGTTCAGCTAATACTTTAAAGAAAAAAGACTCATATGCTGGTGGTTATTTATTAGATCCTGTACCTGGTTTATATTCAAATTTAAGTGACTTAGACTTTACATCACTATATCCTTCAATTATTAAATCACTTAATTTAGGAGTTGAAACATTAATAGGAAGGATAACTACTGAGGATAATTATGAGCAAAACTTCTCATTAGAGAAACTAAAACTTAAAAACCCAGAAGAAGAAGTTCAAATTGAAAGATTAAATAAAACTAATTACCAATTAAAATCAACTAAAATAAAATTAGGACAATTAATTAATCTAATTGAAGATAATGATTGGAGTATTTCAGCTAGTGGGGCTTTTTATACTAATGAAATAAAAAGTATTGCTTGCGAGGTATTAGAGGATTGGTTTGATAAACGAGAACACTATCGAGCATTAAAAAAGAAAGCAGGTAAAGCCGAAGATTGGGAAAACTATAAACTATATGATTTGTATCAGATGGCTTTCAAAATCTTACAGAATGCACTTTATGGTACTTATGCTATTAATGGTTGGAGATTTACAGATGGGTATAAAATTTGTTCAGCGTCTATTACTAATTCCGGTCAAAGATTAACACAGGAATCGATCATATTTGTGAATGCTTTTATAGACACTATAATACATAATAAAAACGAAGATAATCAATACGTTCGTGCAAGTGATACCGATAGTTTATATATAGAATTAACAGATTTATTGCTTCATAAATACCCTAACATTGATTTATCAGATAAAAAAAATAAAATATTAAAATTATTAGAATTAACATCTGAACTTCAAATTAAAGCAAATGAAAATCTAAATAAAATATGTACTGATTTATTTAACATATCAGGAAAACACTACTTTGAATTAAAGCAAGAGGTAATTGTAGAGAAAGCATATTGGGCTGGTAAAAGAAGATATGCTATGTATGTAGTAAATAAAGAGGGAATTGATGTTGAGGAATTAGATATGAAAGGATTAGATTTGATGAAATCAAATTTCCCTCCATTATTTAGAGACTTTGGAAAAACATTAATTGAAAAGGTTATATTTGGAGAGGATAAAAAAGATATTGATAAATTTATTGTAGAATTTAGAGAAAGTCTAACTACTATTAATTGGAAAAAATTACTAAAACCTACAGGTCTTAAAAAAGTAGGAGAATATATTGAAAACCCTCCATTATCTGGAGAAATATTCTCAAAACTAAAGAAAAAATGTCCAATTAATACCAAATCAGCTATTTATTATAATGATTTACTAAGATTTAAAAAACTAGATAAAAAATACCCTACATTTCAAATAGGAGATAAAATGTTTATTGCTTATCTAAAGACTAATCCCTATAGAATTGATGTAATAGGATTTAATGGTTACTCTGACCCCCCAGAAGTTATAGATTTTATTGAAAGATTTATTGATAGAGCATTAGTATTTGATTCAGTTATGAAAAATAAATTAGAAAGCTTATATCAAGACATTAATTGGGAAATGCCAATATTCAATAAAAACGTAGCTAAATTCTTTTCATTTATTTAAACTTGGTTATCTAATAAAATTTTATTATCTTTAAGTATGATTCAAAAACAAAAACTTCAATCAGTTATATCAAAATATCATCTGAATGGTTTAATTGATTCAGTTAAGTGGCAAATAGAAAATAGTACTTTAAATATAGAGTTCATTTCCCCAAATAAAGATATGGTGGGGAAATTGACAACTCCATTTTCTACAACACCAGCTACTTTAGCTATTTTTAATACAAGTCAGTTAAATAAATTGATTGGTATTACTGATAGTACTTTGCGTTTAGATTTTTTAAAACAAAATAAAGTATTTAATAAATTAACCATTTATGATGGGAAGTTTTTATTAGAATATTCTTTAGCTGATTTGATGTTGGTTCCTAAAATTCCAACTGTAAATCTACCTGAAGAAAATGATATTGAGGTTAATTTAACTTTAGATAATATTAATTCATTTATTAAGGCTAAAAATGCTTTACCTGATGCTGAATTAGTTATCCTTGAAACAGAAAAATCATTTGAAGGAAATGTTATACTTTCATTAACTATAGGAGATCAAACAGATTTTTCTAATAAAGTTAGATTTACTTTTGTAGATGTTAAATCAAAAAACTCAGATATGTTTAGATTGAGTTTTGATGCAAATATTATGAAAGAAATATTTACTGCTAATAAAACAGATAAAGCAAAACTTATCCTTAATAAAGAAGGATTAATGAATTTATCGTTTGCAGATGAAGATATTGAAACCCAATATTTTTTAGTCCAAAAAGAAATATACTAATATAAATGTTATGAGCGAAAAAACAGTTTTATCAGCAAAAACAATTACAGATCCTGCATTGGAGCCTTATTTTATCTCTATGGATGAATATTGCTACACAGTAAAACAAAAAGTTATTCCTACCTATAGTGATAATAAAAAAGAATATGTTCAAGATATTGGACATTATGCTGATTTGGTAGGAGTTATTAAAAAAATTATTAAATTAAAAACTAACTCTAGATCATTTAGTTCATTAAAAGAATATTTACAAGAATATAAACAAATCCAAGAATCAATCACAAAACAATTTGATGTATGAAATTAGAAGCATTATTTGACGCAGTTATTATTAAACCATTTACTCAAGATGAAATGAGTTATGGAAGTATTATTGTCCCTGATATGGGAAAAGAAAAAAATCTATCAGGTACAGTTGTATCAGTAGGTCCTGGAGTTCCTAGTTTTACTGGAACCCTTATTCCTACTATTGTAAAAGAAGGCCAAAAAGTAATTCTTCCACAAATGGGGCCAACTAAGTTTGAGCACGATGGAGAAGAATATTATATTTGCCCTGAAAAACAAATATTAGCAATTATTAACGATTAAAAATTATAAAAAACATGAGTAAAGTTATTGAAATCGGTGCTGTAGCACGAGAAAAACTAGTTAATGGAATTAATAAATTAAGCAATGCTGTAACTTCTACTTTAGGACCTAATGGGCGAAATGTTATTTTTAATGATGGAGAAACAGTAGTATCAACAAAAGATGGTGTTTCTGTAGCTAGACGAGTTGATTCGTTTGAAGATCCTATTGAAGAATTAGGAGCTCAAATGATTAAACAAGCCTCAATTAAAACAGCAGATAAAGCAGGTGATGGTACTACAACCTCAACCCTTTTAGCCCAAAAAATTATTCAGAAAGGTATTAAATATCTGAATAACGGACATAATGCAGTAGAAATTAAAAGAGGTATTGATGCTGGAGTTAAGCAAATAGTAGAATGTCTTAAAACTCAGGTTTCATCGGATATTTCATCTGAAGAGCAACTAGAACAAGTAGCCATTATTTCTTCTAACAATGATGTAGAAACAGGAAAAATTATTGCTACTGCATTGGAAAAAGTAGGACGTGAAGGGATAGTTCATATTGAAGAATCTCGCTCAGGAGAAACATATCTTGAAACAGTAGAAGGTATGCAATTTGATAGAGGTTATAAGTCTCATTACTTTGTTACAGATAATAACAACATGTCCTGTACTTTAGATAAACCATTGATCCTAATAGTAGATCGTAAAATTACTCAGGTAAAAGAATTACTTCCATTATTAGAAAATGTATCAGCTCAAAATCGCTCACTTTTGATTGTAGCTGAGGACATTGATGGTGAGGCTTTAGCTACTTTAATTGTAAATAAAGCTAGAGGTATTCTACGAGTGGCTGCAGTTAAAGCTCCTGATTTTGGTGAACGTAGGAAATTGCTTTTAGAAGATATGGCTGTTCTTACAGGAGGGACTGTATTCAGTAATGAAAAAGGAATGAAATTTGAACGTTTTGATTCTAACTGGTTTGGTGAAGCTCGAGTAGTTACTCTTGATCGAGATAAAACTACTATTGTTGATGGTAAGGGTTCAGAAGAAGTAATTTCAAAACGTATTGAGGAACTTCAATATCAAATTGAAAAATCCACTACTCCTTATGAACAAGAAAAATTACAAGAGCGTCTCTCAAAATTTATTGGAGGAGTAGCAATTATTCATGTTGGAGGTAATACTGAGGCTGAAATGCGTGAAAAAAAGGATAGGGTAGATGATGCTTTGCATGCTGCTAAAGCTGCTATTGAAGAAGGTATTGTACCAGGTGGTGGTTCTGCTCTACTTTATGCTAGCCAAGCTATTATTCAAGATAAATCCGATGGAGAAGATTTTAATATTGGTAAACAAATAGTTTTTGAATCTTGCTTTTCACCTTTTAATAAAATTCTTTCCAATGCTGGAGTTTCAGATAGAGAACAATATGAAATTCATACTCATATATTAGGATTAGGAGAAGGAGGAGAAAAACCATATTTTGGATATAATATCAAAGATGATACTATCATTAATATGGTTGAAAAAGGAATTATTGATCCTACTAAAGTAACACGTACTGCTTTAGAAAATGCTGCTTCGGTAGCAGGAACAGTACTTCTTACAGAATGTGTAATTGTAGAGAAGAAAGAAGAATCTAAAAATAATTCTAAAATTCCTCAATACAACGACATGTTTTAAAAAATGAGAGGAGCTGAAAAATTAATGGGCCTAGTAGTTTTAGTGAATGAACGGCCCTATACTATTAGTGATTTATATTATGTTGTAGAATTTGAAACATTTTTTATAACATTAACAGATGAAGATGGTTTAAATAAAAATTATCCTATAAATAGTATTATTCCTTTTTTAAGAAATAAATTTTCTGATAAACTATGAAACAGCATTCTCTTTGGGTTGAAAAATACCGCTCACAAATTTTAGATGAATATGTAGGAAACGATTCAATAAAAGAATTTATTGAAGACTGTATTAATCAAAATGATGTTCCTCATATGATTCTAAATGGACCTCCAGGAACAGGTAAAACTACTTTAGCAAAACTAATAGTAAATAATATAGAATGTGATTATTTATATATTAATGCTACGGATGAACGTTCTATGGATGTAATGAGGGATAAAGTTAAGGGTTTTGCTTCATCTGCTTCATTTAAACCATTAAAAATAGTAATTCTAGATGAAGCTGACTTTATTAGGATTGATTCTCAAGCTCTTTTAAGGAATGTTATTGAAACTTTCTCACTTAATACTAGATTTATTTTAACATGTAATTATTTAGAAAGAATTATTGATCCTATTCAATCTAGATGCCAAATATTTAATATAATTCCTCCTTCTAAAAAAGATGCAGCTACCCACATTGCTACTATTTTAGATAAAGAACAAATTGAATATGACGTAGCAGATATAGTAAAGATAGTAAATAAATTTTATCCTGATCTGAGAAAAATTCTAAGTACATGTCAAATTTTATCTAAAGATTCAACACTTAATATCGATGAAAAAGTTCTAATTTCTAGTAATTATAAGGATTTAATCTTAAAGGAATTAAAACCAGCTTCTCCAAAATCATTTGGTTCTATAAGACAGATTATTACTGATTCACAAGTAGATAGTTTTGATGATATGTTTGCTTTTTTATATGAAAATATAGATGTTTATGGAAAAAACCACATTGGAGAAATAATAGTACTGATTGAAGAGTATATGTATCATTCTAATTTTAGAATTGATAAAGAAATTAACATTATGGCTTTGATTTATAAAATTCTTTCATTAATTTACTAATATGAATAAACAAGTAATCTCATTTAATGATCAACTTTACATTATTAACAAGATTCTAGCAGTTAAACAAGAACCCCCATTTGATCTAGTCGAAGAACTACAACAATATTACCACTCAGAAAAAACACTAAAAAAAGATAATAAATTTTATTTCGTAAATCAAATAACAGAACCAATTTTAGAAGAAGATGGAAAAACTACAACAACAACCACAGATCGACCTGTCACTGACGACAGCAGTAACTAGTTCTGAAGGAAAACATTTATTTTCTGAGGGGATTATTATTAGAAAAATTTCTAAATTCGTAATTAACTCTCATGAAGATGGTTTAATTCCTTTACCTGTATTTTATGATGTTTCTACTGGTAAAATTTTATTAGATTCAATTCCTAAAGAAATCAGAGAAGATTATAAAGATATAGGATTTAGTCTAGAAAAATAATGAAGGAATTTTTCAATATACTTAAGTATTTGACTTGGGAAAAAAAACCATGGGGTAAACTCACTAAAGCTGAAAAAGAATCAGTAAACCCATACATGCTGCATAGGTATATTTCAATGAATATGGATTATATTGAATTAGCTAACATAGTTCAATATATTCCTTATTCTGAAAAAGAAAAAACATACCGAATTTATTTAGACTTACTTCCTAAGAAAAATGTTTATTTAAAGTATATTAAATCTTCAACCAAAAATTCATCTAATGAACTTTTAGAAAAATTATCTTTATATTTTGAAAGTTCAAAACGAGAAGTTAAAGATTATTTAGATATTTTATCTAAAGATGAAATTAAGGGAATTTTAACAGATTTAGGTGTAGAAGATAAAGAAATAAAAAAATTAACCAAATGAAAGATAAAATCACAGAACAAGTAATTGAGGATCTTAAATCTAGGAGTGAAAGAGGTATAAAAAAATATAATACTACTTTAGACCAAAATAATAAAGATGATTTTATGAATCATTTATACGAGGAACTCTTGGATGCAGCTCAATATATTAAAAAAGAAATATCTATTGTCCCTCAAATGCAAGAATTACTTAAAAAATATCCCAACGATGCTGAATTTGGAAGATTAATTAGAAATATGTTTTCTAAATGAGAAATCTACCTTTAATAGTTGAAACCATTCAAAAAACAGAACAACTATCTGTAGATTATTCTTATCAGAAAACTATTTCTTATTCTCAGTTTTCTACTTATCTATCTTGCCCCAGAAAATGGGATTTACAATATAAACAGAAAGCTCCAGTACCAAATGTTTCAATAAATTTTTCATTTGGAACAGCATTACATGAGGCTTTACAACATTATTTAGATGTTTTATATAATCAATCTGCTCCTGAGGCTGATGATATTGATTTAGAAACAATGTTTGAAGAAATATTATCAAAAGAATATAAAAAATCATATGAACAAAATAATAAAGTTCATTTTAGTTCTCCTGGAGAATTAACTGAGTTTTATGAAGATGGAGTAGAAATAATAAAATATTTCAAAGATCACAGAAGGGATTATTTTGATAAAAAAGACCAATATTTGGTAGGATGTGAGATCCCAATCCATATAATCCCTAATAATGCGTTTAGTAATGTCATATACAAAGGATATTTAGATGTTGTGCTGTATGATGAATCAGCTAATATATTTCGTATAATCGATTTAAAAACATCTACTAGGGGTTGGAGCCAAGACAATAAGTCTGATGAATTAAAACAATTCCAATTAATTCTATACAAAAAATACTTCTCAGAACAATACAATATTCCTGAGGACAATATTGAGGTAGAATTTATAATTCTAAAACGAAAAATATATGAGTCTAAATTCGATGCTACATTAAATCGAATCCAAACATTTTCCCCAGTAAGTGGAAAAATAAAAACTAAAAGAGCTACCTCATTATTAAATCAGTTTATAGAAGATGTTTTTGAATCTAATGGAAGTTTAAAACCCAAATCACATCCTGCTAATATTACCAAAAGTTGTAAATACTGTCCTTTTTATAAGAAAAAAGAATACTGTAGCGAATCTTCAGAAGGATAAAGTATGTATAACAAGAAAATAGTTATGCCTAAAGACAAATCAACAGTTTTAACTAGCGTTAAAGTTTCTCCTGATCAGTTAGAGACTTTAAAAATCGAATGTGCTAAACGTAAATTTTCGTTTACGAAACTAGTTAATAATGCTATTGATTTATACTTAAAAGATGAAGAATTTAAAAGAAAAATTCAAGGTCATAAAGTAAGTTAGGCTATTTAAAGAGTTTTTATTATAATGTTCTATAAAATTAAAAGTTATTATGCAAAAAGAAAATTACATCCCCAGGGATCAAAGAAAAAAAATCTTATTATTATGTGATGATATTCGAGTACATAGTGGTATCGCTACTGTAGCTCGTGAAACTGTTTTAAATACATGTCATCATTTCAATTGGGTGAATGTAGCAGCTGCTATTAATCACCCTGATACAGGTAAAAAACTTGATATTTCTGATGAAACTAACCGAATTGCAGGTTTAACAGATTCATCAGTAATCTTATATCCATTTAATGGTTATGGTAATCCTACCTTTATTAGACAATTAATGCAGGCCGAAAAACCTGATGCAATATTCTTGATCACAGATCCAAGATATTTCGAATGGTTGTTTATGATTGAAAATGAAGTTCGTAAACAAATTCCTATTATTTATCTAAATATTTGGGATGATTACCCCGCACCGTATTATAATTTACCATTTTATGAGGCCTGTGATTTATTGATGGGTATTTCAAAACAAACAGTAAATATCAATAGATTAGTTTTGAAACAAGGTTATGTATCTTATAAAGATTTAGATACAGGAGAACAAAACTTTGGAAAAAATGCTAATCCTCGATTAGTAACTTATATTCCTCATGGATTAAATGATAAAAACTTTAGACCTTTAAAATCTGAGGATCCTGAATTGGTAGAATTTAAGAAAAAACTATTTAAAGGTAAAGACTATAATTTCGTATTATTCTTCAATTCAAGAAATATCCGTCGTAAACAAATCCCAGATACTTTATTAGCATATAAATTATTTGTTGATTCACTATCTGAGGAACAAGCTAAAAAATGTGCTTTTGTACTTCATACTCAAGTATTAGATGAAAATGGTACTGATTTAGGTGCTGTATCTGATTTATTATTTGGTGATGATAAAAAGTATAACATTATCTTTGATGAAGGTCTTGCTACACCTGAACAAATGAATTTATTATATAATAGTTCTGACTGTCAGATTTTATTAACTAATAATGAAGGTTGGGGATTATCATTAACAGAAGCATTATTATCAGGCAAAATGATTATTGCTAATGTTACTGGAGGTATGCAAGATCAAATGAGATTTGAAAATGAAGATGGAAGTTGGATTAATTTTAGTGAAGATTTTCCTTCAAATCATACTGGAACTATAAAGAAACACGGTAAATGGGCTTTACCAGTATATCCAACAAATCGTTCAATTCAAGGTTCTCCTAAAACACCATATATTTGGGATGATAGATGTAATGCTGAAGATGCAGCAGCACGTATTAAAGAAGCTTATGATTTATCTAAAGCAGAACGTGAAGAAAGAGGTTTAGCAGGACGTGAATGGGCTGTTAGTAAAGAAGCAGGATTTACCTCAACACAAATGACTCAGAAAATGCTTGAAAGCATCAATGAATTATTTAAAACTTGGAAACCCAGAGAAAAATTTGAACTTATCAATGTAAATGAAGTTAAACCTAAATCAATAAATCATAAATTAATATATTAATATGAAACATTTGTGTGTAATTAGTTGCCCTATTGATACCTATAGTGGGTATGGCTCTAGATCTCGTGATTTTGTAAAGGCTTTGATTGAAGCCAAAGGTGAAGAATGGGATATTAAAATTTTACCTCAACGTTGGGGAGAAACTAACTGGAGTTTTATTGAAAATCATAAAGAAAAATGGGGATTTTTAGCTCAATATATTTGGAATGTTCCTCAACTACCAAAGCAACCTGAAGTTTGGATTCAAATCACTGTTCCAAATGAATTCCAACCTGTTGGAAAATTCAATTTAGGAGTTACAGCAGGGATTGAAACAACCATCGCTCCAGCAGAATGGGTTGAAGGAATAAACAGAATGAATTTAACTTTAGTATCTTCAAATTATGCTAAACAAGTATTTGAAAATTCTAAGTATGAAAAACGAAATCAACAAACAGGAGCTGTTGAAGGTCATATCTTTTTAAATAAACCTATTGAGGTATTATTTGAAGGAGCAGATATTGAAACTTATTTATCACACCAAACCACAGGAGAAGGTATTGAAACTGATTTTAAATTATCTAACATCAATGAAAAATTCTGTTATCTCTATACAGGAATGTGGCTTCATGGGCCTGTATCTGAAGATAGAAAAAATACTGGATTATTAGTTAAATCGTTTTATGAAACTTTTAAAAATAAGAAAAATAAACCTGCTCTTATTTTAAAAACATCTCAAATTGGTGCTTCATATGTTGATAGAGAAGAAATTCTTAAAAAAATAAACAACATTAGAAAAACTATTAATTCAGATGATCTACCAAATATTTATTTACTTCATGGTGAATTTACTGATGAAGAGATGAATAATCTATATAATCATCCTAAAGTAAAAGCTATGGTTAGTTTAACTAAGGGTGAAGGATTTGGAAGACCATTACTTGAGTTTTCTTTAACTAAAAAACCAATTGTTACAACAGGATGGAGTGGTCATATTGATTTTCTAGATGGAGAATTTACAATTTTACTACCGGGCCAATTAACTCAAGTACACCCTCAAGTAGCTAATAATATGTTACTAAAAGAATCATCTTGGTTTTCAGTTGATTTAGGTAGTGTAGGTCAATATTTAACTGATGTATTTACTAATTATGATAAGTATCTTGAAGGAGCAAAACGTCAAGCTTTTAAAAGTAAATCTCAATTTAGCTTTGATAAGATGAAAGATCTTCTTATCTTGACACTCGATAAACATGTACCTGAATTTCCAAAACAAGTTCAATTACAATTACCTAAGCTAAAGAAAATAGAATTACCAAAACTTAAAACTGTAGAAGCATGACATCACAAGAATATATAATTTGGTTAGATGGATTTTTAGAAGCAGTAAAAGATTTACAGCTTGAATCTAGAGACTTTGAAAAATGTTGGGAAAAAATTCAAATTAAAGCCCAAGAAGTTAAAAATCTAAACGCAGATAAACCTATTTCAAAATGGGTTCCACCTTGGGATACAATCGCTACTTCAAGCATTACAAATAAATACACCTCAGATTCTACTTTTTAATATGACTGAAAACTTAGTACAATGCCCTTGCGGCAAATCAGATGCTTGTTTCCATATGGAAACAGAACAAATTACAAATTCAATGTGTTATGGGTGTGGATTTATTTCTAATACCCTA